ATCTTTTACTGTTCGCTTACTAAATGATTTTCTAACATAACCATTTAATAAACCAACACTTGCAGCTGCTTCATCTGATAAAGCTAACATTTTAGTTCCACCTTTAACAGTTTTAGCTACTTTACCAACTATAAAAGTTGGATCAAATATGTTTGCTCCTAAATCAACAACACCTGTCCAAAAATCGTATGCTCTATCATCTGGACCTGCTATAAAATTTAAAGGAGGTAATTGCCAAACAACTCTACCAAATGTAGCTTGTGTTCCTTTTCCTCTTGCTTTTAGTTCACGAGCTACTTCTTCAGGCATATCAACTTTTCTTGACTCTTCTTCAATTAAAGTCCAAATATTTTCACCTTTTGTTTTTAAAACTGTTTGCCTTGCAAACTCTGGACTTGCACCATTGTCTATAAGTTCTTTATATTGTTTAGTATCTTCAGGATTTGTGTCACCAAAAATAGCAGTACCAAAATCTATAACTTCACCTTTTTCTCTTTTAGCATCCCAAATTTTGTAAGGACTTACATCTGCTTTTTGCCAAGGATTATCTACTCCTTGTTGTTTTAAAGCTATTGCTCTACCCACTCGTGGAAATGTATCTTCCCAAACAGACCTCAAACCCATAAATGTTTTTTTTGTATATAGTTCTCTAAGACTAGAAACAGTATCTGGATTAATACCTGATTGTTTTGCTAAAGAGTTTTTTAATCTTTCAAAAGGTCCTTCTTTATCTCTACTAAAAAATACATTCATCTTGTCAACAATAGAATCATCAGCATTATTTTTAGATAGTTGAACCATAACTGATTCAGGTGTTGCAAAACTTGTTTGATTTATTTTGCTTAGTTTATCAGCTTTTTCTTCAGAGAAATCATTGTACAACATTACAAATACTCTAGTAAGCTATCATCTCCAGTTGCTAACCAACTATCGTAAATAAATTTTTTAACATCTTCTATGCCTTTTTCTTGTGACACAGGAGAAACACCAGGTCCAAAAGGCAATCCAGATGTAACAGGTTCGTTAGGTCTTTGAGTTTCTGCAAATACATCCATTTGAGGCAGAGGTTTCGGAGCAACTTGTTGGGTTAATACTCCTTGTGTTTTAGGCATACCAAATGTTGATGCTTGTTCCTTTATTTGTTGACCTTCACCATAAGTTGCTCCTTGTGTCAATCCACGAATCGCACCACCAGGATTTCTACCTATAGAATAAGATGAACCAGTTGTTTCATTTTTTTCTGGTAATCTATTTTTCTTTTTTGGTCTAGCCATCTTCATCCTCTTCTTCTTCTTCAAAAAACTGAAACGCTGAACTTATAACCATATAACCAAATGGAAATACTAAAGGAGGTAGCTGATCAATGTACATCTTGCCTCTTGGCTTAAATACATCTTCTTCTAAAATTATGTCATCACCTAACTCATCAACATCAATTAGACAGAAATCTACTATATCTTCAAACTTTTTATTTATAGACATTATCCTCCTAATCCACCTAATAATTCTGCTATGCCTGGTGGAGGACCTTGTGGTGGCAAGGCACCTCCTCCAAGCAATTCTTGTTCAGGTTGTGGTATCTCTGGCTCTTCTGCTGTAAAGAACTTATCTAAGATATTTTGCATATCATCTGGATTCTTTCTTATCTGCACAACAGCCATAGTTGCTTTAGGGTCACCACCTTGTGCTTGTGCTAACAATGTATCAAACAATACACTGTCTGCTTTTTCTTTTGTAATTCTATCGTTAACTCTGACAAGGTTATCTAAACCATCTAGGTTCTCTTGTAAAGTTTGTCTATCAATAATACCAGCTTGAAGTAATTGCAGCCCTGTAACTATCTTCTGTGGTTCATCATATCCAGCCATAGCTCCATACACTCTTCGTGTCTTATAAGAACTAATATCTTTTGCTGGATCGTATGTTTCTGAATAGAAAGTATTATCCATATAACCAGATAGTGATTTAGATTCTCCTCCATACATTTTTGCATCCCACTCTAATCTCTTAGAGTCAATCATCTCTATAGCATCAGACATAACTGTGTGATACTCTCTAATCATAAGTGACATAGATGCACCTAACTCTTCAAGTCCTCTACCAGTAGCAAAAGCTAGTGGTGATTGTGAATCATCAGTTGTAGGATATGAACCACCAACACGAAGTTGTCGTTCTATTCTATCTATCTGTTGGAAAATCTGATAAGGAACATTAGATGCTGGTTTAGAAACCTGTGTACCTGGAGCTAAATAGTTAACAGCGAATCTACCTTTACGATATTGTCCTGACTCTATCTCTCCTGATATGTTAGTTTCTGTAAAGACTGCATCTTCCATTGCTATTATTGACATCACATTAATTTTTGCCATAGAAGCCATAAGTCCTATGATCTGGTCATACTGTCCTTGCAATCTGTCAAAGCTAAATTTCTTACCTATGACAAAGGCAGGTCCACTATCTAGTGGATTTGGTATGAAGTCAAGAATAGTTGCAGAGGTCATATGGAAAATATAAGTTCCCTCTAAGTTGTAATACTCTGCTATTAAGTCGCCATCACCATTACTGTTAGCCCAAGAGCCATTGTACTGGTCTGTATATGCAGAAGCATAGGCATTACCTACACCTAGGAAATCTGTGTTATAAGCATCTTTATTTAATATTTGATTTGCATATTTAGGATATGTTCTAGCTAGAGCTTCTTTAGGAACTCTACGAACAATAGCCATATCTTTAGGTTGCTGATCTGCACCGAAGTAACCTGGAAAACAATTGTATGGGTCACGAAGTTCTGCACAAGGATATGGTGTTCCATTAGCATCTCTCTTTTCTCTAATTACCCACACAGAGAAACCATAACCAGGTAGCCATCTACCTACTTGTGGCATTTGTAAATCTAGTTTCTGTACCTCATCATACGCATTAACAATCCTTCCAACCTTTTCAGCTTTCTGTCTTGCTCTATCGCTATCCTTACCATTAGGTACATCTACTTTTAAGTTAGGAATACGACCAATCTTTTGTGCCAAGTGTTCTAGTCCTGACATCATAAGGTTTGGTACAGGTACTTGCCAGTCTTGGAAACCTTTAAGGTTATCACCAAGTAAAGCCTGAATACCATCAGGTCCACCATTCATAATTGCACGAACACGACCTCTAGTAGAGTAAGCACTTTGATTATCAAAATGTAGTTGTGTTATTGCGTGTTGTATCTGTTCAGGTGTCATACTAACTCCAAGGACTTTCGTTCATATCTGTTATATCCCATTCTCCGAAACTTGGTTCATAATCTAATCCTACTTCTGCTAATCTTTCTTTTTGCATTCTTCTTATAACTTTCATTGGAAACCAAGAAGCCATAACAACATCTGACTTATTATTTCTACCAGATTGCTTACTAGCACCAGTTGAAAAATAAATTAGTTGTCTACGATATATATTACTCTTTGTTTCGCTTTCTGCACTACCATAAGGCAAACTTATTAGTTCCTCTCTAAACAATTCTCTCATACTTCCTACACCAAAGATAGGATCAAATTTGTTTTTCTGTGTCTGATGTCCTTCAAGATATATACCTGTTCTTGAACAATAGTCTTTTAAATCTTTATCTTGTCGTATAGCTCGTTGAAAACCATTCTCTTCAATAACCCAATGGGATAAATCATACATCTCGTGCCATTTCTTTATGGTCTGTTTAGCTTGTATAACTCCACCACCTTCTTGGTTTTCTATATCTACCATATACATTTTTCCTGTATCAGAGTTTATTGCCCACAAGAAACAGGCTTGATAACCTGTAGAAGCTGGGTCAAGTCCTGCAATCAAATGTGTTCCTGCTGGTACCTGCCCTATAACTCTGTTTACATCTCTACAAACATCTATTTCTTCTACATCAAACATTGTAATACCATCTACAAATGCTTTGTTAAGATACACCATTTCAAAGATAGCTTTACCACCTGTGGTTTCAGCTGCTCGTAATCTTGACAATAACCATTTGTAACTTCGTTTACTTTTCCATAACATACAATCAGTATGTAACTCTATTTCGTTCTCTGGTAACACACACTCTGTACTATGTGCTTCTTCAACAATCGTGGTCATCTCTGGGTTTTCTAAAAGAAAGTTATATAAATCTTCTGGATGCTGTCTTGATCCAATGACTACAATAGCTGTATGTTCTTCTTTACGACTAGAGAGTGTTGTTGTCCACCATTGTCTAGTTTGTTCCCTAGCACTTGGTTGTACTGTAGTTCCGTGATCCTCAATGTCATCAGCAATAATCAAGTCACAGTCACGA